TGGCATTAAAACCGGCTTGCTGCCACCGGAATCGACCTGTAAAAAGTACTCATCTTCGATAGGTGCGACCGCATAACGCGGCAAGCACTACACCACCAGACCCGGCCATTGCGCCGGGTTTTTGCGTTTAAAGGGGCAGGCGATGACAACGGAACAGCAAGCGCTGGCAGAGATGCCGATCTGGTTAGTGATTGTCCTCGCTCTGGTCGGCGGAGTGTCCGGTGAGATGTGGCGGGCAGACAAGGACGGTATGCACGGCTGGTCACTGGTGCGGCGCCTGGCTCTGCGCTCCGGCGCCTGTGTTGTATGCGGGCTCTCCACCATGATGCTGCTCTACGCGGCTGGTGTGTCGATCTGGACCGCTGGCGGTTTTGGCTGCCTCACAGCAATGGCCGGTGCGGATGTCGCGATTAGCCTGTACGAGCGCTGGGCTGCTAAACGCCTGGGAGTCTGTGAGGTACCACCGGCTGGCACCGGCGAACATGGCCAGTGATGACCGAGGTAGCAGCGCAGAGCGCGGTTACGGATACCGCTGGCAGAAGTCGCGCGATGCCTTCTTGCGGGCCAATCCGTTGTGCTGCATGTGCTCGACGGATCTTCGTCCTGTCGCCGCAGCCATCGTGGACCACAAGGTGGCGCCGAGGCTGAAGGACGCAAAGGCCAGCTGTGATGCCGAGCGTATCAAGGGTGCCTGGAAGCTGTTCTGGAATAGCTCGAACTGGCAGCCGCTCTGCAAGCTTTGCCACGACTCGACCAAGCAGCGGCTCGAAAAATCCGGACGGATGGTGGGCTGCACGGCTGCTGGTCTGCCCCTCGACCCCAAGCATCACTGGAATCGGCGCTGACCCGAAATCACGGGAAAGTGCACCGGGTTGGTGCGAATAGGCGTTGCCTATGGGGAGGGGGGGCAAAAATGTTTTTTACTATCCATAGCTAGACCGCCACTCGCCCTCCGTCCGCAAAATGCGGGAAAAATGGGGAGGGGGGGGTATCGATTTCGAGGGGGTAAACATGGCAGGAAACGGAAATTCCGGACGTCCTGCGAAGCCCGCATCATTGCACATTCTGCAGGGCAATCGCAGCAAGAAAAACTTCGAAGAACTGCTCGAAGAGATCAAATCGCCAGCGGTCCCGGTGGCTGCGCCGCCGATGCCGGACGTGCTCAGCGATGACGCTGTGGCCGAGTGGGAACGGCTCATTCCGGATCTCATGGCGCTGGGTCTGGTTTCGACCCTCGACCAGATGGCGCTGGCGACGTATTGCCAGGCTTATGCCGACTGGCTGCGCTACCAGCGCCTGATCGCTGCCCGCAATGCGAAGTCGGACGATGAACTGGGCGGCGATATCCAGACGTTCAAAACCGGCGCCCAGCAGATGCACGTTCTGCGGCAGTTGGCGAACGATGCTGAAAAGCGCGCGAACGCCGCTGGCGCCCAGTTCGGGTTCTCCCCCATGGCCCGCCGCAACCTGAAAACGGCCCCGGCGCCTCAAGGTGAGCTTTTCCCGAATGAGCAACGAGACGCCGCAAACCGATTCTTCAACTGATGACCGGGTGACGGCATTCGCTCACGCCGTGTTGGCCCATGAGATTGTCGCCGGTCCCGATGTGCGCAATGCGTGCGCGCGACACCTGCGGGACTTGGAGCACGGCCCGGCTCGCGGTTTGATCTGGAAGCAAGAGGCGGCTGATCGGGCCATCGACTTTTTCGAGGAGGTCCTTTGCCTCAATGGCGGCGATTATGAGGGGATGCCGTTTTTCCTCGCGCCGTGGCAAGCCTTTGTCGTGGGCAGTCTGTTTGGCTGGATGACCGAAGACGGTTATCGCCGATTCCGCCTGGCGTACATCGAGACTGGCAAAGGGTCGGGGAAAAGCCCGTTGGTGGCCGGTATCGGTCTGTATGGCCTGGTATCGGACGGCGAAAACCGCGCCGAAATCTACGCTGCCGCGACCAAGCGCGATCAGGCCATGATCCTGTTCCGCGACGCGGTGAGCATGGTCAGCATGTCGCCGCACATGTCCAGCCGCGTGGTGCAGTCGGGGCGCGATGAGAAGGTGTGGAGCCTCTACTACCCCAACACCAAGTCGTTTTTCAAACCGATCAGCGCTGACGAAGGGCAGTCCGGCCCGCGTCCGCACATCGGCCTGCTGGACGAGCTGCACGAACACAAGACCGCGACCACCGTGAACATGATGCGCGCCGGTACCAAGAACCGGCGCAAGGCCATGGTGGTGATGATCACCAACAGCGGATCGGATAAGAAGACGGTCTGCGGCCAGTACCACGACCTCGGCGTGCGGATCTGCGCAGGACAGGAAGAGGACGACAGTTTCTTCGCTTTCATCTGCTCTCTGGATGAGGGCGATGACCCGTTCAAGGACGAATCCTGCTGGCCGAAGGTCAACCCGTCGCTGGACTACATCGCCGAAGGGCAGGTCGACGGTATCCCCGGTCGTAAGTATCTGCGCGAGCAGGTCACGTCGGCGCGAGGCCTGCCCGCTGCCGAATCGGTGGTTCGGCGCCTGAACTTCTGCGAGTGGACCCAGGCGGATTCGCCGTGGATTTCGTGGGATGTCTGGAGCCAGGCGGGCGAGCGCGTCCCCATGCGGATGCTGCGCGACCGGCCCTGCGTGGGTGGCCTCGACCTCGCCAGTACCACGGACCTGACATCGTTCACGCTGTTGTTCTATCCAACAACGGCTGACCCGCACTGGCGGCTTCTGCCGTACTTCTGGATACCGGACCACGACCTCGCCGAACGCGAAAAGCGCGACAAGGTGCCGTATTCGCTGTGGATCAAGCAGAAGGAACTGGAGACAACGCCAGGCCGGGCGATCAGCAAACTCTACGTGCTGCGCCGGATGCAGACGATTTGCGCGTACTTCGACGTGCGCAAGATCGCCTATGACCGCTGGCGGATCGAGGACTTGAAACAGCTCATGATCGAGCACTCCATCGATCTGCCGGAAATGATCCCGTTCGGGCAGGGCTTCAAGGACATGGGGCCAGCGGTCGACGAGTTCGAGCGCCGGTTGCTGGGCCTTCCTGCGAAGCCTGAAAAAGACGTCATCGATCTGTCGCCGGATGACTATGAGCTGGTGAGCGAAGTGCCCGACGCAGATATGGCCACTGACGTGCCGGACGTTGAAACCCTGCGCCACGACAACAATCCGGTCATGACCTGGTGCGCCGGTAACGCGGTGATCGTCAGCGATCCGGCGGGCAACCGAAAGGTCGATAAGGCCAAGGCGACCGGCCGCATCGACGGCATCGTCGCGGGCCTGATGGCTACAGGCTTGAGCGGCACGGCCATCGAAGGCAGCGGCAAATCCATTTATGACGAAGGGGCGGGCATATGAAATATCTCGGGCTATTGGCCTGGCTCGTCGGGCTGGCGGGCTTCGGTCTGCTGGTGGCGGGTGTGGCACTGCTCAGTGTTCCGGCGGGCTTTATCGCTGCCGGGGGCGGGATGCTGGTGTGGGCCTATTTGGCAGATCAAGCGGCAGCCACATCGGCGCCAGTCCATGACGACGGGGGTGGTTGATGTTCTTCAGCAAACAACGCGGATCGGCACAGGGCGCTGTATCCAGCCCGGACGGCAGCGTCTGGCGAGGCCTGATCGGTTCCGGCCGCAGTAGCTCCGGCGTGCGGGTGACGCCGGAGTCCGCGCTGGCGGTGCCGATCATTCAGAACTGCGTCACCCTGCTGGCCGAAAGCATCGCGCAACTGCCGCTTGAGCTGTATCGACGCACCGACAACGGCCAGCGTGACGCCGCGATCTACCATCCGCTGTACGACGTTCTGCGTTATCAGCCCAACGGTTTCCAGACGCCGTATGAACATCGCGAAGGCAGTCAGATGGCGGCCGGGCTGCGGGGCAATAGCTACAGCTATATCGACCGGCGTGACGACGGCAACGTGGCTGCGCTCTGGCCGATCCACAACGACAAGGTGATTGTGTGCAAGGGCAGCGACATGCTGCCGTATTACCAGGTCGGGACGTTCGAGGATCGACTGCCGATGCGGCTGATCCACCACGTTCGCTGGCAGTCCCACAACTTCTATGAGGGGCTGTCGCCGATCATGCTGCACGCCGAGGCGGTTGGCCTGGCCCAGGCGGTGCGGCAGTACACCGGCAAGTCGTTTGCCAACGGTGCGACCGTCTCGGGTGTGATCGAACGGCCGCGCGAGGCTCCGGCGATCAAGGATCAGGGATCGATTGATCGGGTGCTTGATCAGTGGGGCAACAAGTTCGGTGGCATGGACAATGCCAAAAAGGTCGCGATGTTGCAGGAGGGCATGACCTTCAAGCCCGTCTCCATGACCAACGTCGATGCTGAAGTGGTCGACATCCTCAAGCTGTCCGGCGTCGACTGCGCGCGGATCTACAAGATCCCGCTGCCGATGGTGAACGACCTCGACAAGGCCAACTACAACACCATTGAGCAGTTGCTGATTCAGTTCGTGGTGTTCGGTCTGCTGCCGTGGGTCAAGCGTCATGAGCAGTCGATGATGCGCGACTTTCTGTTGCCGAAGGACCGGCGCGACTACTTCATCGAATTCAATCTGGCGGGCCTGCTGCGCGGCGACCAAAAGAGTCGTTATGAGGCCTATGCCATCGGTCGTCAGTGGGGTTGGCTATCGGTCAACGACATTCGGCGTCTTGAAAACATGCCCCCGGTCACCGGCGGCGATATCTACCTGCAGCCGCTGAACATGGTCGATGCAGGCAAAGGAAAGCCTGACCTTAGTAATCCATCCGTGCGGGCGCAGCTGGAGCTGCAACAGCGCGAAATCGAAAGGATGCTTGCGCAATGAAACAACATCTCCGGGCATCCGGCCTGCTGTTCAATCAGCCATTGTTGGTGACCCCCGACATGCTCGACCTG